AAGTTGACTAATGCTGGCACCGAAGCTGTTTGGTTTTGATCACCAGTAGCCGAGCCTGATATGTGAAAATTATTTGTTATATCATAACAAGTATCGTCTTCATAATATATATCTGTATCTACATCAACCGGAGTTGTTTCAAATATCATTATAGAGTCCGCAATTTGAACAACTATTCTTCCTTCTAATACTGAGTTAATACCTCTTATACTTCCACAACCAGGGGTACCAGAACTGACTCCTAAAAACAATTCATTACTGTTTGATGGAGTTGCTGAATCGCTTGTTGTAAACTGATACCTATTTTCATTCCTAACCTTATTAGGCACTGTACTATTACTACCATTTAAAGTGTTAATATAAACGTTTGTGTTAGCACCAGAATCATCCTGACTTGTATCAATACCGCCTTGAAAATCTATATTTTCTCCATTTACAAAATCAAATAAATTGTTATAATCTTGACTTGCTTGAAACGTTCTGTTGTAATCATATATTTTTGAACCACAACCACCAGACCCTGTACCAATTCTTGTAAACTTAATGTTAAATGTTATTAAACTTGACGCTGGTATAACTAAATTAGTTTTTGTACCTGTTGGCGAAGTTTCAAAACAAGGAATCAAAATAGCAGGTTGATTATTTCTTTTTACTGTTCTTGCAATAATATTTTGTGAATCAAAAAATGAACTAGCATCAGATGTATCTACGGTAAAACTTGTAGGTTTTATTTGCATATACAACCCAGCTAACTCAGATATGTAAGGGTCTTGACCAGAGGTAATAATATTTGCTGAAGGTGTTAAAAAGTTTTGTGCTTTTGCTTCTACTTCTAAAACCTCGCATTCAGACAATACAGAACGTGGGCCTTGACTATCGGCTTTAACTCTTAATATATCACCTACTTTTACTTTAGTTTGATTTTGTCCTTCAAGTTTAAAAAAGACTGAATTATCTAAAGTGCTTGAATAATAAAAATTACTATATATAGTTTCGTAAGTTGCCTCTGCTCTTTTTAATACAAACTTATATTTAGTTGCCCAACTAGGCGGCTTTTGTGTTACAGGTATTGTTACTTTAATTTTGTTTTGTAATATAGAATTACTTGCTGGCACAAACACAGTGTTATCAGGAGATACTAAAGCTGTTGTGCTTCTTAAATATTCATCCATATAAACAACACCTACCTCGTAATTTCTGTTACTGTGTAAACTTTGTATACTTGTGTTTCTAAGAAACTGAATATCTGCTCTTGTAAAATTAAAATACTCAAACAAAGGCGCTGCTGTACCTCCAGCAGCTTCGCTGTCTATAAATTTCATTGCAGGTATTTGAATAGTAACACTATCATTACCTGGTGTTGTAGTAATTAAAAATCCTTGATCTAAAGCTGTTATACCGCTGGCATTTTTTTGCCACGTTACATTGCTATCTGAATCTGCAGGATTAGTTATACTGCAATTAAACGCGTCAGTATAAGATGTGCCAGTCGCACAATTAGCAACTGTTTGAAAGTATTGAATTTCGGTTCCTATTGCCGCTTTGAAAGCATCGCTTGATGCCATTTCATAAACAGTATTAAATGTTTGAGGTAATGTAAAGACATTTGTTATTTCTGTAGAGCCTTGTTGACCTGTGACTGTTCCGTTATTTCCTGTATATTTATTATGTACAAATTGTAAATCTAAAGATAGTAATGCACCAACTTTTAATTTTGTTTTTACTGTACTAAAATCAATTACTATAGCAGCCTGAGTTATTGACTGAGAACTGTCTATAGTATAGTTTACACCTGCTGAATAACTACTACTCAACTCAGTTATATCGACTCCTTGGGTGGTTAATTCAGCTTCAAAATTCATTTGACAGTCCGCACCGTTAGAATCTATTAAATCATTTCCATCTTCATAGTTACCATAAATAAGCCTATTACCCATTATGGTTTGACCTTTAGCTATTAAAGGCACATTATCATATAACCTTAACAATTCCGTATCAGGAAGAGTAGTATAAATTTTACTATTAGTAAACGTTTGTGTTTGAATTGAGTTGTCTGGCCAGCCAAAATCATCTTTATTGAATTTTTCAATAACATTAATTATGTTAGAATCAGAGAACTTAAAACATAAATCAAGTCCTTTTACCCTTGATGACCCTGTATTAAAACTTACTTCCACTGCATTAAAAATGTTTTTCATGCCAGCGTTTAAATTTGTAGACACATCTAAAGAAAAAACACCTGGAACAAAAGCTATATCACTAAACTGTGATAAAGCACTATATTCATCATCTTCATATTTATACCTGTAAGCAAAAGTAACCATCCTGGATTCTAAGTAGTTAGCTTCTGTGCTTTGAGTTAACATTGTAATTCCAGGTGAAGAAAGTGGTGGTTGTACTATTACATTAAGCTCTGCTGCTGTAACGTTAGTATAGTTTTTAGTTACATTTATTTTTCTAGGAGGATTTATATCATCTGTAAAAAATAATAAGTCACCAATTTTATTTACACCTGTAATTAAATATTGAGAATTAAAGTTTAACACGCTAGTAGATACTACATGGTATCTTAACAATTGAGAGTTTGTATCAAAAGATACAATCATATCAGCTGTATTAGAGGCTACAAACCAATATAAAGTTTCTTTTTCACCATCATCATAAGCGCCTATACATACACCGTCTGTTAATGGAGAATTGTTATATTTTAATGTGGTTAATTGAGAATTACCTTTTGAGTTTTCTACAGCCCCTATTTCTGTAGTTTCAGTTGAACCTAATCTAACATTAACAGCATCAACATACTCACCTGGTGGAAGAATCCTTTCATCCACACTTTTGTTCATTCTACCTGCTACAAAATTTGTTGTTACTATTGGCATGCTATTTTATCCATTTATTCTGGCCTCTTAAATTCATTAAAAGTCGACCAGGGTGTATATTACTTAATCTTATTTTTGCGTTTCTAAGCAAAGATGATTTATCTTTTCTTGCTCTGTTGACTATATACTCTTGTACCCCTAATCTACCATTCAAAATAGCATATTTAATATATGCGTAAATGTATTCTTCAAAAAGTTTATTTAGACTTATATTAGCGTCTGTTCCATTTTCCATACCATCTGATACGTATTCTAATACTATAGAAGAAGAAGCCGCTAAAGAACTAAAATTAATTACACCTCTTTGTTTGTCAATAGAAAAAGTAGGATTTGCGTTTGCTGTTTCTGTGTTTAGACCAAATCTTGAGCCAACTGCTTGGTCAAAATACCAACAGCCATCTACACACCATCCTTCATAACCATTGTATGGACTTTTTTTGTTTAAATAAATAGACCGAGCTCCACTTGCAAACGAAAAATCTAACTCTGAATCTTGAGGTTTAAGTACATTACCATCTTGGTCAAATAAAATATTAGATTGGTTGTCTTGTAAATAAGCTGTAGCCCATCCTGTTTGAATATTTTCTGTTAATGGTAATAAAATACCATTACTATAATAAGAAATTCTAACCCAATTAACATAATCAGGAGGTAAAATAAATCTAAGATCATCATTTAAGTCTAGTTGTAATATCTTGACCTCTTTCATGGCATCATAATTCAATTCTTGAATCCCTCTTTTAGCATGAAATAAAACCTGGTATCTATCTATATTGTTTATTAATTCATTATTTCCTTGATACATTAACATAAAATTATTAACTATATCATTCAAGGAAACAAATTGATAAGAACCCCAGTATTTATCTTTAGGGATTTGACCTGAATTTGTATAATATGCGTAATCATTTATATATGCCATACCCTATGATTGTGTTTGATTATCTTCTAATATTTCTTGTTTACCAAACTGATATACATCAGCTTCTCTAATTTCAATACCTATGTATTGACAAATTTTTGCTACAATACCTGGTTCATCTGATAATGGTAATTCAAAATCTTGGTAGTCAGCTTGACTTGAATCAAACTCTGGACTACCAGTAGTACCACCGACATTTAAATAAGTCCATTTAGGTGCTAGTGGGTATCTTACATATTCTGCACTAATTGATCCGCTTTGTATCAAACTTGTCGGATACACTGTTATTGTGTTACCTAACTGACCTGTTGCAGCATCACCACTTACTGCACTTGTAGCTCCACCTAATACATATGCTGGATAACCTGTTGATGGTGCTGTTAAAGGTGAATTGTTTAAATAAAATATTTTATTTTGATTTACTCTTTCTACTTCAACTATACCACTGGTGTTAAATATAGCATACGTATTACCCACAGTTCCAGCTACCCCAAAAGGACTCGCTGATAATGTTAATTGAGTTTCACTATCTATACTTACAACATAAGCGCTAAATCCACCGTAACTACCAGCAGATGTATTTACAACATACTGGCCAACTTTTACTACAGCTGTTGTTACAAAAGTTGCATTACCATCTATCAATTTATTAACTCCAGAACCTGTAGTTGTAGACCCTGCAATGTAATTCGGATAATAGTTTATTTTGTTTATATAGTAGTAGTCAGAAGGTAAATTGTAAAAATTACTAGCTTGTTGTTTTAAAGATTGTGTTACAGAAAAACTATCTATAACTTCTACCAAACTTTTAACTATGTCCGCATATCCTGTCCCTGAAACTCTTTGATTTTGTTTTGTAATCCAACTATTGTATTGATAAAAATAATCTTCAAATAAATCCATTTGAGCTTGTTGCGCATATAGATTAAAGTCTTGCGGAGAAACATAACCGTAATTATTTTTATTAGCTATAGCTAGGACTGTGTTTCGTACGCTATTTATCATTACACCCATGAGTAATTTTGTTTATACAAATATAAGTAAAAAAAAAGAGGCTTAATTGTTTAAGCCCCTTCTAACTGTAAGTTAAGTGTGATTATGCCCACGCTTCTTGTAATTGAGCTATTCCTGTAATAGGATATTTTGGCTCAAGCACATAGAAAGGTTTTGTCCAGCTTGTACTTAAAGCATTTTCAATATCATCAACGATGCTATTTAACTGCTCTTTTGTTTTAGCTGCGTCAGAAGCTGTTGAAGCTGTTAACTCAACACCTAAGACTTCTGCTGCACCTGTTGCGCTGTGTCCTACAAGGTTGAAAAGAATATCAACTTTTGTATTAGCACCAACCTCAACAGTTACAATGTCGTGAATAGGAATTAAATAATGAGCGTCACTTAAACTAATTTTTAGAAATTTTACCATAGTTAAAAATTTTAATGGGTTAAACAATCCAACAAAGATACGCTTTCTATTTGTCTTTTTTCAAGCGGTTAGATAGGTGTTTATATATCTCTAAACCTCCGTCACTTTGCATGTAAGCTGCTAAAGTATACTCTGGATCTTCACCAAAAGGTATAGTTAGTAGTTTTTTCTTATTACCCGGTAAATTAAAATATATATCCTTCTTACTGTTCTTAAATATCAAGTACCCATTAACCATAAATCTTCTGACCTCGTCTTGTAATTCAAGCATTGGGTCATTAACTGTGTCAATAAAATCTTCAGGGTTTGCTTTAGCGTAAATTAAAATATCTCTTTTTAATTGTGGTATAGTAAGTTTATCCACATGATTACCCATCAAGACTCTACATACTGATAATAATTTATCCACTTCTAAATCTCTAGCCATAACTAAAGCATCAACTTCTAATTCAACTGATATCAACTCTTCTTGAGCGTCTTTAGCTTCGTCTATTTCTTCAAACAAACTTCCGTTTGATGGATGGTAATGCAAAAATTGTTGCAATACTTGATTTTCTCTTGGGACATATAGCATGCCGTCTTCAAAAACAACAGGCTCTAAAATAGCGTTTCCATCTTGGTCATCTTCAAATGGTGTTTTTTGATTTCTTGCATATCGTAAAGGTCTATTAATTCCTTTTTCTTCGTCAAAATATAATAAGGGTGATCTTCTTGAGTGCCTTGAACTCAACATGTATGCTAATGGTGAGTTTCCGTTTTTAAGCCTATAAGCCTTGGCTTTTAGTGTAGTATTTTTTTTCATTTTATTTAATTTAAATTTTAGTAAAAATAAATTCTACCCCCGCTTTTGCAGGGGTAAAACTTATAATAAATATTAATCCTTAAATAAGAAGAAGTTGTTAGCACCTAAAGTACAAACAGCTCTCTCAGATAAGAAATTGACTTCCATCGCATCTAAGTCAGAAGTTCTTGCTCCACCGGCAGAACCAGTAATCCAAGTTTTGTATCTTCTATCTTCAGTTTCAGAAGCTCTATATCTTACATGTAAGAATGGTCTCTTAGCGTTTTTACCAAGAATTTGGTCATAAACAGTAGTTGAACCAGCAGGTACTAATAACCCATTGATAGAACCACCTACTAAGTCACCTCTCATTGTAGGATCGTTTAGATATTTCCAGTCAGACTTGTAAAAGTCATAACCTCTTCTAAATCCTGTAAATCCAAGATTTAAAGCCATATCTTTATCATTATCAAATAAACCATATGAAGAACCACCTGCTCCGTAAGAGTTTTGTGCTGCTAACATATCGTCAATGTCAAATGAAAATTCTCTATTTACGAAAATTACATTTTCTTCAATAGATCCTTGTTTATCTAGTCTTTGTATAATACTGTCAAACTGAGAAAGGTTTTGAGGGTTTCCACCACCATAAACATTTCCTCTATTTTCAACAACATAAAATACACCGTCAGACCCGTTAAGGTTAGCTGCTGATCCTCCTGCACCTGTACCTTGTAAGAAATCTCCTGCACCAGAACCTGCACCAGCTGGTACTGCTTCAAGCATAGAAGTTTCTAAATAGTCTTCGAATCTTAATCTAGTATCGTGCTCAGATTTTAGATACCATAGATATCCATTTACTCCATCTTCGCCTGTGATTTCAATCCAACCAATTTGAGCCATATCAGAACCTGATACAGAATATTTATCTTTAATGATAATTGGTTTGTTGTCAAAGATTAAGTCATCTGATTCGTTAGATCCTACCATTCCGTTTGTTCCTTTATTGAACTCAGAACCGTAGATCCAAATATCACATGCTACTGCTGCTCCCATAGCTTGACCTGTTGCTTCGTAATAAGCAATAGTAACTTGGTTAACACCCATACCTCCTGAGTTAGGAGCAACTGTTACAATACCTTTGTTGAAAAGGCTTGAACCAGCTGATTTATCAGAAATCATAACTGTTTGACCAACTCTAAGAACGTTAGTGTTTGATCCAGCTAAAGCGGGGTTAAAGTTTGTTAAGTTATTAGGAATAGTCCAGACTGCACTTCTTGTACCTGCACCAGCGGCTGATCCAGATGTACAATCTTGATATTTAACATGTAATCTACCTTGCTCTGCCCATTTGATAAGGTCAGAGTTTGAAGGCATTTCAGCGCCTACCATTCTTAGGAATGACGCTATTGTTCTATTACCATATCTTTCAAATTCCTTTTCATAAGTATCTGGTAGATACTGATTCAAGAAATTAAAATCGGTAATGTAATTTGTACTTACAGGCACTTGTTGTGCACTTGGTTGTAAGTCAAATCCTGGGACTGCATTTACTGCCATAATTTTAATTTTTTTAAATGTTTAACTTCTTTTAATACTCTTTATTCGAAGTCCTCTTCCACTACTTTGGTTACCTATGCTCCTTATTTTACGCCCATCTTTTATTGTAACTTGTGGTGATTGTCTAACATCCATGTTAATGTTTTTCGATTTTTTCGCAACATTATCCACGGCAGATGACACACCTTGGTCATAAAAATATTGGGCGAACTTTTCAGGATTCATAGCAACAGCTAAAGATTTATGATAACCCGAGGCATCTTTCATCAAACCTTTCTCATCAGTAAATTTCTTAATAAAATTATTAATATCAGACTGAGTGTTGATAAGCTCATCAGAAGTGCCTGGTTTGTATGTAAATTTATTTTCTCCTAATGTAAAGTCAAAACCTTTGAACTCATTAGTAAAAACTTCTTTAGTTTTTGTGAGGAAATAATCATAACGCTTGTCAGCTGCTTCCTGTATAGTTTTAGATTCGTCGATATATTTCTTGTAAGCATTTAAATTTTCTTGTTGATCAGCAGATAATCCATCCCGGCTTGACTCAAGCGGAACTTTATACTTATCTTTTTGTTCGGTCAAAAATTTTCTTGCTTTTGCAAGCTCACGTTTCTTAGATAGCTTTTTTCTTTTAATATCTTTTGGATCGTCTAGTTCTTCATCAAAACCAAATTTGTCATCCATAATATCTTGAATGTCTATAGCATCTAAACCTTCTTCGTTTTGAGCTATAAACTCAGCTAATAAAGAATCATCGTCCATGGTATCAAAATCTCTTTGTGTGTTATAGAAATCTGAAATACCACGGCCCGTTTCTTGTTTGTATTTTAAATACATAGAAACGTCTTCAGGTAATTCGGGGGCTGTTTCTTTTTCAGCCAACAAATCATCTACTGAATTTATCTCCTTATCATACCTATTTTTAATATATGTAAGAACGTCTTCGTCACTTAACTCTGACGAGGGAGTTTTCTCTTCTTTTACTTCTTCAACAGGCTCTTTTGACTCTTCCTTTTCTTCTACCTGTTGTACTTCTTTTTGTTCTACCTCTACTTTTTCAGTTGAAGAATCTTGAACATCGAATTTCTCTTCATGTTTTTCAAGAAGTTCTTGTTCTATTTCTGCTTTAGACTTCTCTTCTTGAAGCCCAATGTCTTTTACTTTTATTTCCATTAGATTAAATTTTTTACAAAGTTATACAATTATTTATATTTATTTTAGAGTGTTTTGTAGTAGTTATACATATCCATACCTAACTGTTCTCCTACTTTTCTATCTGACTCATAATGAACATTGGCAAGTATTCTGCTTTTAGATATATTTTGAGCAGCTTTATCAAACTCTGGAATCATTTCAGGATACATATCACTTAACACTTCTTTTAATAAGTAAGCCTGTGCTGCATGCCCTGAAGGAAACGAAGGAGTTTGTGTTGAGTCTAATTTAACTATAGGAAGTTTTATACCAAACTCAGCTGCTGCAATATATGGTCTTTTTCGATTATGATAGTTTTTAATTTTTAATATTGGTTTTGTGCTTTCGTCAATTATCTCTTGCACCAATTCAGCAGGAAATTTTCTAGTCCTATTTTTAAATAAACTTTTGTATACATTAAAAATAATATCAAACTTATTTGCAAACTGAGCGTCTAAAGGTTTTGACATTAAAAATTTTATCTCCCCTAGTGTTTTTAATGAAGAGTCTGCGGGGTGTTTAATGTTTTTGTATTTCTGCCAATTAAATTTTTCAAACATTTATCTTGGTTCAAATTCAGCTAAATCAAAACCATCTAAACTATCTTCATTTGATTCAAAATTAACTGGAGGCAAGTTGTTTTTACGTTGCTCTATTAATTTAGATTGTTGTGTAGATTGTTGACTAATTCTACTATCTTTAGCTTTTTCTCTATTTTGTTCTCTTTGTTGAAGCCCAGATTGTTCGACACCTTTAATTTGCATTTGAAACTGAAACTCAGTTGACATTAAATTTCGTTTTAATTCTGCTTCAGCTTTTAGTTTCTCTATTTCAAAAGCTACATCAGCTTGTCTATACTGAATCTTAGCTTGTGACTCCATTTGAATTTTTTGCATCTCACCTTGAGATTTAGCTTGTTGTGCTTGCATTTGCATTTGAGCTGCCATTTGTTGTTCTTGCATTTTTTGTTGTTGCTCTCTATCCTGCTTTTGTTTTCTTTTTAATTTTAAAAGTTGATTAGCCATTTTTAAATTATGCAGTTCTCTAATGTCAATAGCATCCTCTAGGTTAATATCTTGTTTCGATAAAGCCATTTGAATATTTTGTTCAAGCATAGCTTTTTCTTCCTCATCAGGTGCCAGCTCAATAAATATTCCAAAATCATATATATACAATTCTTTTATATCTTCTAAAATTTTTAAATTGTATTTACCAATCTGCATTGCAAATTCATCTTTAAAATCAGCAAATTCTAATATATCAGCTGTTCTAATTGATAAACACTCGGCAAGTGTACGAGTAATATATAAACTACCTTGAAGTATATGCCTAGTGGCTGTATTACTATTCAAAGCAGCTAACTTCTGAACACCTACTAATGAATTAGGGTCGGGCGTAGAACCGTCTCGTGCTTCATTTAATCCAGTAACTGACCTTATCATATCCAAATAATGATTATAGTTAGCTATTAACATTTGCATTTTACTAGCGCCGCTATTGGCAGTAAGCTGCTGTATAGGAACTCTGGCGTTATTAAACTCTCCATCTTGAGTATAACTTCTACCTACTACACTACCGGTTTGGAAGTATAACCTCAAAGCATCTTCAGGATTATAAGCATTTCCTGTTCCTAAGTCTACCTCATTAAGACCATCTGCATCTATAAACACACCATCTGGTACAACTCTAGAAACTACTTGTTGAATTTTTAAATGAGTCATTTGTATTAAATCAGCAAATGGAATCATTCGTTTTACTAAGCTTTCAAAAATACCTTTATACATCCTAGGAGCACACGCTACATAATTAGGCATAGCAAACTGATTGGAAGATTTTGGACGAACCATGTTTTCTGACAACTCCCATTTTAACATTATATTAGTACCCATTACCATAACTCCATCGTACCACACGTCTATCTTTTTTTCTACTCTCTCAAAGTTTCCTTCGTCCATCATTTCTTGCGGAGGATTAAACTGATCATCTTTC